GGTCGAGGAATTAGAGCCAAAACAGGAGATGGACGGCCGATATATTCCGGTTATCCCGGTCATTGGGCGGGAATTGATCCCGTTTAGTGCAGACAGACGCTATGTCGGAATGATTGAGCCGAACAAAGATGCCGTGCGACTCCTGAACTACAGCGCCTCGTCGGCCGTCGAGATGTCGAGCCTGGAGACCAAAGCGCCCTACATGATGGTCGAAGGCCAGGAAGAGGGGCACGAGCAGGAATGGCAGCTCGCTAACGTCCGCAACTTCCCGTATCTCCGCTATCGACCGGTAAGCCTCAACGGGATACCCGCCCCACCGCCGCAACGGACGCAGGTGGATGCCTCACGGCTGGGGCCGAGTATGTTGTTGCTCCAGCAGGCGCGAGAATTTATCCATGAGGGGACGGGCGCGTTTGAGTCGGCGCTCGGACAGCAAAGCCCCTCAGCGAAGAGCGGTAAGGCCATCCTCGCATTACAGAACCAGCACGATAGTGGGAGCAGCCATTTTATCGACAATCTGGCCGAGATCAGTCTGACCTATGAAGCGAAGGTCGTCCTAGATTTAATCCCGCACATTTATGACCGTCCGGGTCGCATTGCCAGGATTCTCGACAGAGAAGATGAACCCAAGACGGTCATGCTGAATGCGCCGTTCCGGCGAGACCCTGAGACACAGCGCCCCGTGCCAGCACAAGCCCCTCCCCGGATGGCTCCCCCCGGAGGCCGTCCACAAATGTACGATGGACAAGGGCCCATGCCGGAAGGTCCACACTTTATGCCAGGGCCAGGTGGCCCCGTTCTGATGGGCGGCCCAGGAGCACCCCCGATGGGACCAGGGGCACCTCCAATGGGACCAGGGGCACCTCCAATGGGCATGCGACCGCCCGGTGCCCCACCGCCTCGTCCTGGTGGCAAGCCTGTCGAGCACTACGACTTGCGGAAGGGGCGCTACGGCATTACGGTCAGTATTGGACGCAGCTACAAGAGCCGTCGTGAGGAAGGCGCGGACGAGATGGGCCAGTTGTTCCAGGCTAATCCGTCACTCTTCCCCATACTCGGAGACATTTACCTGAAGTTTAGGGATTTTCCAGGTCACTTGGAGGCGGCAGAGCGTGTCAAGAAAATGCTCCCGCCGCCATTGCAAGAGCAGGATGGTCAGCCTGACCCGCAGATGCTCCAGCAGCAGATAGCAGAGTCTGGGCAACTGGTCGAACAATTATCTAAGGCACTCGACGAGAAGACCCAGCTACTCTCCCAGGACGCACAAAAACTGCAAGCGCAAGCCCAACGGTCGCAGATGGACAACCAAGCGAAGATCGAGATCGAGCGCATGAGAATCGAGATCGAGCGTATGCGGAACGAGACCGAGCTGACCATCACGGCCATGAAGATTAAGGCCGATGAGGCCGAGGCTCGGCTCAAGTCCGACACACGTCTTGCGGAATCCGAACTGTCGAGCAATACCAAGATGCTGCACGATGTCACCGAACACGAGCACGTCGAGGAGATGGCCGCGATGGACACGATGAAGGAGGCCGCCAAAGAGTCCAGGGATCACGATGAGGACCAGGCAGCGACGGTACTCTCCATTGATATGACGCCCAGGGAGGACATCTAATGCAAGGAACAGGAACTCTACGGGACATTCTTCCTAGATCTACTCCACTTAAATTTGATCCAGAATCAGATGGTTATTTCAGTGAGATTGGAGACAAATTGAATGCGGAGAGACCCTTAGCGGATGATACCAAGCCTCCCCATATCGGTCCGCCACAACAGACGTATGCCAATCAAACCTGGGAATGGCATGAAGATGAGAAGGACTGGTTCAAGCACTCGGGCAGCGTGACCCATAGGATTGATCTGCTCAAGGACGGTTTGGAGAAAAAAGTTCGGGCAGAATACGGAAATGATGTCTATTTGGTCCTGAAAGGTCGAAAATATCACAGCTATGGAAAGGGAGTGAAGGGCGAGCAAGAACGTGGATATAAAATAGTAAAAGGACCTGGTGGGTACTATTATTCAATTCCAGACGTCGGTCCGCCACAACAGACGGATGCCAATCAAAGACAGTAGGGTGATTGAGAATGACTGGCACTAAAATGCATACATTAGGCGGACTCTTATCGCTTACGCCCTCTGTCCGTAGGGACCGAAAGAAGCCAGGGGGGTCTAATGCAGGCAAATATCCCGGCGTGAAGTCCTTTGCGGGACCAGCGGGTGGCGCCCCGCAAGGCAGTTATCCGATTAACACGAGAAAACGGGCCGTTTCAGCGCTGGCGTTAGCGCATAATGCGCCGAATCCTGCCGGTATCCGTCGTGCGGTTAAGGAGAAGTATCCGGGGCTGCTGTAAGTAATTATTGCTAGAGGAGAGATGGCGGTGCCAAATCCATACAGGCTGACAGCCTACGACAAGATGCTGATGCAAAAGCGGAGCGATCGCGAGCTCGCAGCGGATGACCCCGAATGGGTCGAGTTGCAGCAGCGCCGGCAGGGTGCCTGGGATTTTCCAGGTGGCGGTACGCCGACCCCGCTGTCGACTTACGACCGGGGGCTGGTCCAGGCCGTGACTGACGGTGAGTTGGGACGTGATGACCCTGATTACATGGACGTGGTCCAAGGGATGCAGTTGTCGCCATCGCGCTCGTTAATCGACGTCCCGGTGCCGCCGGACACGACGAGTGCGGTGCTGAGTGCTGGCCCGGACAAGACGGGGCTGGACAGGCGTCGTCCGGCGATAGAAGCAGGTCGTGCTCCGTGGGGTGGTCCATCGGAGCCTGGGGAGCTCGTCCACGCAATCCAAGAGCTCGGTGTTCGGCCAGGCGGTCTAGGGAATGGTAATGCTGGTGCAATGTGGCATTGGCTGAATAAGCCAGCCAACGAAGGCGTCGAAGAGGCAAAACAGAAGGCCATCGAGTTGCTGCCAGAGGGTACCACGCAGGACGTGGGCACTATCGCAGGAATGTTTGTTCCAGACACGAACATGGATGTGTTGTTGGGGGCGCTGGGGGCGCCTGGCATCGCAGCGGGGGCCGGGATTAAATCTACTAAGTTGGCTGCTGGGGGTATTCCTAAAGCGCTACGGGTAATCGAGGATATGCTGCCGTTAAAGAACTGGAACTTCTTCCGTCGCGGGGTGGAAAACACAGACAACGCCAAGGGTCCATTATCGTTCTTGCTACCGGCGGAAGTAGAACCGCTGACGCGCTCGTCCGGCGCCGTTAGGAAATTCGTCGACACCTACGAGCGATTACCGGACGTCGACTATCTCGCGTCTGCTATACGTCGTGGCAGCCCAAAGCGTGGATGGTATGTAAACAGCCGCCAGGCGCTTACGGGGATATTTGGCGATGATGCCGATATGTTCACCGGGCTGTTGGCGGCGACCTCACCGCAGACCAGCGTCGAAAGCAATCTTCAGAACGCGCTCAATATATTTGTAAATTGGCGCGCTGCCGGTCGTCCTAGGGCGGCGGCTGAAATCAAGGCCATTATGGGCCGGAGTGTCCAGGGCAGCGGTACTCAGGGCAGCGTCCTTGAAGCATGGGAGAACAACACGGTGCGTGTGCTCCAAGGTGGGCAGTCTATCTCAGGGCCGAAGATCGACCAGTTCTGGCTGGCGCTGCGAGACAGGGCACTACAGACCCGCACCGGGTCGATGGACCCAGATCAGGCGATGGTGTTGGATGCGTGGATGGCGAACTTGATGGGAGCTGACCAGAAACTCTGGAGCGGGTCCCTCTCGGACGCAAACACGGCCACCCGTCTCGCGGCAGGAGATGCCGGTGCCACGCCCTCATACTTGGCCGGTGTCGCCAGGATGCGAGAAGCTGCCAACAAGGTGGGCGTCAAAGGGGCGGAGGCGCAAGAGATGGCGTGGTCGACCGCGATGGCACTATATGAGCGGTCGTCGTCGCTCAGCATGTCAGCGAGGGAGGTGTTACAGCGTGGCCTTCTGACCGATGAAGTGGTGGCCGGGACGCCTGACTTTGCGACACTGTTACGGGCACCAGAGCTCGCCTCTATTCTCGGGCGCGATTCGGATCTTGCTGCCAGACTGTCATCGTTCACGCCCACGCCGGCAGTGCGTCAGGGGGCTGACTCTGTGGGCGCCACGGTGAATCGCGACCTCATGCGCGTGGCCGATACACTGGATGACCTGCTCTCCATGCGAGTGACCGATACGGCAGTGCAGACGCCAAAGGTGCCCATGGGCGAGCTTCCGGCAGTAATGGCGACTGAAGCCGTCACAGACAAGCAGTGGTCGTCTCTTGGCGCCCCCTTCAGCAC